ACAAAGTAAAGATAGAAAACAAAAAGAACTATTTATACATTTGAAGAAAGAGGTAGAGACAGGTGCTAATGGTACTCAAAACTACATGATAAAGAAAGGTATAAATAAAAATACAATAGCTAAGAAATAAAAAAGGGGAAGCGTTAACTTCCCCCAGTAGGCAACATAAGGGCTCCTTTTAGGGAGCCTTTTTTTTTGGTGTTAAACTTTTTGTATCATTTGTTTAATATCATCTTCTAGTTTTTTACCAGTAGAATTTGCATGATTAATAATTGCTGCACATAGATTAGCTTGGTACTTATATTCTTTTAAAGCTTCTCTTATTTTACCCACTGGCTTTCCTCCATAATCAATTACAATAGCATTGTCTTTATTTAATCCAATCTTTAATTCAAACAATAGTCCTGTGTGTTTACTTATATTATTTTTTTGCATTACTATCCTCCATTGGCTTCTTAACAAAGTCTGCACCAATTTTTGGATCTAGTTGATTTAATCTTGCTAACATAGCCATAAGATTTGCTACCTCTCCATATGGTCTAGTCATAAGATATTTCATTATGTCTTGTAGTTGCATAGAATCTATTAAATAAGTTCTAGATCCTACACTATTTTGTCCTTTCTCTTTAGTCATTATGTTCTCCAAAGTGTTTATGTATTGTTTTTATATTTTCTTCTGCCGTAGATACTATATTTATTAGTTTATCTAGTTCTTCTGTAAATTGTGGGTGCTCACCAATAGCTACAGGGTGATTTAAATAAACAGTTATTTTTGCTTTAGCATCTGATATGTCAGCATTATATCTATCTATTAATGCATTAATAAATGCTTGTCTCATTCTTGCCCCCTAAATTGATAATACTTATCCTCAATAAGATCAGCATCTTCCATATAAGGATTAAATCTAGCTGCTACAGATTCTTTTGCATCTCTTATTGTTTGATTAAGTGTTCTACCTTGTCTCAGACAACCTGCTACAAAGTCTTCCACTTCTATTATTGCTTGTTTAACTTGACCCATCTTTGACCTCCTTTACTAGTCTATTTAAATACCATTGTGCTTTTTCTAAATCTTGTAATGGTTCTCCTTTAAACTTATACCTTGAAACATATTTAAGTACATTACCTTTAAGGTATCCATGATACTCATCACTAGTCATACAATCACGGATAACATCTATAGTTTCTTTCTTACCATGTTTATAATGTGCAGGTGAATTTACATTATCTTCTACCATATTTTCTCCTTATAGTATTGTACTCAATCATTTCAAGATCATACTCACCTTTGTCTACATTACGTTTAACTACAAGTCCACTCCACCACATTTGTTGTGTAGCTTTAGCATAGTTTTCTTTATGATGCAAGTAACATCCTGCAGATAATCCCATAAGTTTTCTACCAGAAGGTAATGCACACATAGCATAATCAAATGTATGTATATGACCTACAGTAGAAGATACTTTATTTTTTAAGAGTAAAGAACGAGCCACGTTGTCACCACTAATAGGCTTACCCATGACACCAGTAGGGTAGTTATGGCAGTAATAAACACCATCGACAACCACAGGTTTTTGGTATTCATGAACCTCCCAACCAAAGCTTTCAAATTTAAAGTCGTCTGTACTAATTGTGCCTTCAAGTTCTGGTATGTCATCTACTGTTCTATCTATCCTATCTTCATGATTACCAAGTAACATTATTTTTCTT